ATAAAGGACTGACTTATATTTATAGAATATGGAAAACATACAGAAACCAATAGAACCTAAAATCCATTCGTTTAATGTTGATTATCAAATCAACAGATTAGACACCCGTGAAAATAGGGAAGCAACCGAAAGAAGCAAGCCTTGGGTTATGTGGGGATTACGAAATGATTACCCACAATTTATCCTTCAAGTAAAAGAACATTCACCTACGATGTCGGTGGCTATTGATGCTAAAGTAAATATGACCTATGGCGATGGTGTAGAAATTGAAGATTTAGGAAATGTGTTGGTGAATAAATACGAAACCATTAGTGAATTATATTACAAAGTATTTTATGATATTTGGTTATTCGGTGGTTATAGTTTGGAAGTAATTAAAAGCCGTGATGGAAGTAGAATTGAAAGTATTTACCATATTCCATTCCAAGATGTTCGTGTTGGAAAACAAGATGTAGAAATACACAACAGGGAAAATGGTGTTTTTTATGTATGTGAAGATTGGCAGAACACACAACAAAAAAGATTAGTTGTAAAGTTCCAATCATTAAATATGGAAACCCGTGAAGGTCGTGAAATGGTATATTGGAAAGATTATACCCCAACGATGAATAGACACTACCCTTTAACACCATATCAATCGTCTATTGATAGTTGTGTATTGGAAGCAGAAATCTACCAATTCCACAAGACAAACTTGGCAGCATCACTTATGCCGAACTTATTTGTAAGTTTGATAGGAGACCCTACCCCTGAAGAACGACTTTCTACATACGAAGAATTGGTTAGGTCTTATCAAGGAAAGAACGGACAAAAACTTATGTTGGCGTTCAGTAATTCTGCTGATGAAAGACCTGTTATTGAACCAATCAGTAATACGGGTAATGATAGTTTCTATACCGAAATATTACAAATGTGCGTTCAGGCAATCCTTACAGGACAACAAGTCGCATCACCATTACTTCTTGGTATTTCAACCTTGAATAATTCAGCATTCAGTCAAAACGCAGAAGAAATAAATGTGGCTTGGAACTTGATGATGGAAACCACAATTAAGCCTATGGTTAGAAAAGCAAACGCATCTATTGAAAACATATTAGCGTTAAAATACGATAGACCAATTAAATTGATAAACAAGTTTAGAACACCTGAATTATGATATATTGGATAGACGAAAGTTATGTTCGTGATAATTTACCTGTAGAATATTCCCTTTTAAGTGGAAACATCTTACCTGCCTTACAACAGGCTCACTTCATCAACGCTCGTGATATATTGGGTGATAGATTGTTTGATAAGATAAATGAATTGATTATCACCAACACGATTGATGACCCTGCTAATGAAAGGTTCAAGTTCTTATTGGATAATTACCTACAGAATGTAGTGTTGTATTGGACGATGAATTATCTAACAATCAACCTATTAGCAAAATACGCAAACAGGGGCGTTCAATCACAACAAGGGGAGTTCAGTAATAATGTTGATTTATCTGTTTGGCGAACCTTGAAAAATGAGTTTCAAGATTTAGCAACTTATTATAGTCAAAGATGTAATGATTGGTTATACTGGAACCAAAACGATTATGTCCCATACTATACTTATATGCTTTCCAACGGATTACAACCAGCAAATCCCCGTGATAAGTTTAGAAATGGTGGTCTTGTTTTAGGAGCTCGTAGAAGGTTCAGCTATAACAATATGTGCTGCTACTAATAAAGTGTCTTAAACACCAAATAAAGTGTATCTACCGAAGTATAATAGGGGTGAAAGTATATCGGGTTATGTATCCCGTTGTTCCACTACTGCTGATATGGTTAGAAATGTAGGACAGATTGGGGTAAGACAATCCATTTGTAAAGAACACGCAGAACAAATGCGTCAAGCACTACGACAACCTTTTACTGAACCTGAACGAAAGTTGGGTCAAAAATAATTTAATTTTATTTTTTATTAGTTTGACTTTTGTTCCATCAGGAACTATTTATTGTATATGGGAAACAATAACACGAAGGAAGTGCGACCCGTTGCGGAACGCCACCTTCACGACAAACTTACCAACAAAGAATATCTTATCGTTAAACAACAAGAATGGCAAAGGGAATTATCCCTTGAAAAGTCCATAAACTTTTATCAAAACTTAAAGAAGTAAGATTATGGGAAGACCAGTATTATCACCGACACAAGTTCGTAAAATTAAAATGTTATTGGAAACGGGGGATTACACCCATCAGCAAATAGCAGAAAAATACAAAGTATCACGAACACAGATTACCAAAATCAATATCGGGTTGAAGAACCCTATGGATAAAAACGGAAGGTGGGGAGATATAGAGCTCTAACCAAAAGTCCTAAAGGATTTATTATCATTTAACAATATAAATGATATTATTTTTTTTTCTTATGAAAAGAAAAATAATATCATATTGTATAATGTAAATAATAAACCTTTGGAAATCTAAAAAAAAAGTTTTAACTTTGACGATATGATAAAAGATTTTGAGAATAAGATGTTGAAATCCATTTTCAACAAACCCAGTATTCTAATCAAGAATATTGAATACATTACCCGTGATGAAATATTTGTTGAAAAGTATAACAAGTATATTCTTCAACACATTATAGAATATTACGGAAAGTATAATGAAGTCCCAAGTATAGATTTCGTTTGTGATATGATTATCAACGAAGGTGTAGCACCACAGATTACTAAAATCTGTATAGACCATTTGTTATTGGTAATTGACCCAATAGAACTTACTGAAGGTGAAATGAACTATTTGGAAGACAACCTAAAGAAAAGATTAAAGGACAATATTGTTTCCAAAACTGCGAACAAGATTGAAAAACTATCAAGTGAAGAATTGGAAAAGGTGATTGTTGATGTGAATAATCTTCAACAAGAAAACCCGAACTACGAAACCATATTCCTTTGGGAAGAACTTGAAGAAGAAACAAGACAACCAATTCCAACCAAATTGGAATTGATTGATGAATACGGAATAGCAAAAGGTGAATTGGGATTGTTGTTGGCAGGAACAGGTGTGGGTAAATCCGTATTTCTAACCTATCTGGCAAATAATTTTATGTTGAATGGATACAAGACATTACACATAGTATTTGAGGGTCATAGAAACACTTATTTAAGAGCACACAGAACCAAACTTGGTAATCCTTCAACGGACGACTTACGAAGGGGAAAGACAATTTCCAACCTTCGTTTAGTCCAAATGAAATCAAATAACACAACAACCAAAGATATTGAAGCACTAATCAATAACACAATTCAAGATGGTTTTATTCCTGATGTGATTGTATTGGATTATGTGGATTGTTTGGTTGGGTCTAACAAGAAAGAAATATGGCAGAATGATATTTCAATCGTAAATGAATTGGAACACATCAGTCAAAAGTATAACATCGCATTATGGTCTGCGGTTCAAGCAAACAGAAGTGGAATAAACAAAGAACTATCAATAGAAAATATTTCAGGGTCAATATCCAAAGCACAGAAAGCATCATTTATCTTGGCTTTAACTAGAAGTCCCGAACAAGAAGAACAGAACCGAGCAACGATGTCTGTAATAAAAAACAGATTTGGTGTGAAAAGAAGTTCGTATAATTGTGTGTGGGTTCCAGCTGAAATGAAGATTGAACTACCTATTAAAGAAAAACCTTTATTATGAAACAGATAAACAGAATGGAACGATGGTTTCAACGACACGATGTAGAAGCTACAAAACGAAAAATGCTTGAATGGAATACTGATGATTATGAAATATTTTTTCTTAAAATATTTCACACATCATTAAATCAGGAAGAAAGAAACATTTTATATTTTCATTTAGAAAATGATAATATGGATATTGTTGATAATGATGACTATATTTATCAGGGGGGGTTTGCTTTCTAATAGTGTTTCCCATATACTATTCTTATTCGTTTGTCCTAACTATTCAACCCCCCTTTTTTAATTAAACGAAGATGGAACTAAATGATGATGATTTACTGATTAGAAGAAAGCGTGTTGATGAATACGGGGAATGGGAATATGAATGTAGGTATTGTGATAGATGGCTCCCCAAAACAAAGTTTAGGGGTTGTATAGATTACATAGACGCTTATGGGAATTGTTTGATGTGTATGAATTGTAGAGCATCAAAAGGACAACAAACACAAAGGGAAAATATGGATAGGGAACTAAAAGTAATTCTAAATAACTTGAATTATGATACATTAGGGAACATACCGATTTGGATACAATTTCACGAACGACATAATTTACCAATAAAAAACAAGGACAACTAATATTTATAGATTATGAATGATGTAATAACGACCGCTGTAATTGGTTTTATTTCAACGATAGTAGGATACATCGTTGGTAATAGAAAAACCAAGGCAGAAGCAAACAGATTGGAAATTGAAAATGTTAAAGAAGTAATATCTGTTTATACGATGGCAATAAATGACTTGAAGGCTGAAGTAAAAGAATTAAAATTACAATTAGAAAAATACCAAACCCATATTGAAAAATTGGAAAAGGAGTTATATTCTTTTAGAAGTGATATGAACCCTGAAGTAAAACGAAACGCACTATGATTGATAATATAGAAGATGTTGAAGTAGGTGAATTGTTTAACCTACCTATTGAAGACAGGAAGAAGGTAATAGAAGCAGGAGTTGATATATTGTTTCAACAAATCATCATCACATCACAGATGACGGATATATTACCATCGCAGTTGTTGAATAACACACTAGCGAATATTGAAGAACAAATAAAACACCACACCGAAAACGACAACTACGAAATGTGTTATTATTTCACAGAAATCTTTTGGGAAGCAAATAAACGATTAGATGATTTAAGAAAGGAAAAAGGAAATGTGTTCGTGTAAGCAAAGTCCATTACAGAAGGTAGAAAGTAGGCTCGCCAGTCGTGGTTGGGGCAATATAGCAAATAGTGAATTGCGTTTAATAGACGAGTTCATTTTTACAAAATTAGGGGTAAGACCATCTACCCAACAAGAAAGAATTGATATGTATGGAACAGCCAAATCAAAATGATAAACCAAAAAGCAGACAGGGTAATTATGTCTATTCAAGGGAAGCCAAGAACAGACATTCAACTATCCAAAAGCAGAATTGTATTATCAATAAACTAGCCGAAGGTAAATCGGTAAAACAGGCAACCAAACTATGCGGTTGTAGTGATGTTTCTTACTACAGGTGGAAGAAGTATGACGAAGAGTTTAAGACCAAGATTGAAGAATATTTCCAAATTGAATTAGAACAGGCAGAAGAAATATTAAAACAATCTTTAGCAGAAAATCCAAACTTACTTCAGTTTTTCTTAAAACACAGGCACCCCGAATATAAGGTCAAGCAATCTATAGAACTGAACCATACTGGTTTAGACAAAATAGAAGTCCGTGTAATACTACCGACAAATTACCAAGATACTACCCCTGAAGACCCTGATGTTCTTTGATGACTGCCATTATTAAAAACTGGTCTTGGGGATAGATAAAAAGGAAGGTGTAAAAAACCTTCCTTTTTTTTTGTGATATGTTTGGCAGTTTCAATAATTCGCCGTTTCTTTGTGGTATGAATACTAAACGAGAAATGAAATACAAGATGAGCGAACAATTTGCGATTATCCAACACTTCAACGCTAAAAACCCTGTGGTAATCAACCGATACGAAAATATGTATGGTATTACTTTAGAAATGTTGGTTGAAGAAGCCAACGAATTAGTATCATTATACAACCGAAAGTTCGGTAAGAGATTTGGTAATGCTTACTATTGGGTTGTAGTTGATGGTAAGGCATACAAAAAAGTTGAAAATAATTTTGTAGAAATCAATTAAACTAGTATCTTTGTAAGACACAATCACACTATAAAAAAATAAACCACTATGAAAAACCAAGAACAACAAATCAAAGAGAAAATTGAAATCATCATCGGTAATGTAATCGCTGAAGCAAACACCTTGAAAGAATGGGTTGAT